ATTTTAGGAAAGGCTACTGATTTAGTATAATGCCAATAGGACGATCAACAAATACCAACAACAAATAAGAAAGCAAGTTAAGGGGTGCAAGAGGTGAAAAAAGAAAAGATTACAAGTTCAAAAGAAACCCAATAGCAAAAAACCTAAAGGTCTTCAAAGTTTAGTCAAAAAGTGGTACAATCCAATAAATTGTACAATCGCCAAAAGGAGAAGCTTAAATGCCGCTAAATAAAAAGGTAAAAAAATAATGAAAGCTATGAAAGAACAATATGGTGCTAAAAAAGCACGTAATGTTTTTTATGCATCTAAAAATAAAGGCAAAATTGAAGGTGTAGAAAAGAAACTTCTTAGGAGGTCTTCTTGTAAAAGGTATGAGACAATTAGTCAAATACAAAACCATACCAAAAATTTTAGAAAAGAAACCCAACAAAAAACTAGCTGAAGCTTATAAAAAAGACTCCACAAAAACGATCCAACTAGAAAATCTTATAAAGATAAAAAATTTATGAGAGGTTTACAAAAGTTAGATACTCAAAGACAAAAAGGAGAGAAGTTACTTGATATGTCACAAATTTCTTGTAAAAGAAGCTAGAAGTGCAGGAAGAAAAGACATGACACGAGTAGGTAGAGGTTTAAGACGTGCATCAGTTTTATTTTAAAAAAATACAAAAACGAAAAAAGCAAAAAGCAATGATGACTTAAAAAATTAACAAAAGAAAAAAGTAAATTAATATGGCAACATCAGGAACAACATCATTTAATTTAAACATAGATGAAGTAATCGATGAAGGTTATGAAAGATGTGGTTTAAGCACCACTTCAGGTTATGACATGCGTTCTGCAAGAAGAAGTTTAGATCTTTTATTTGCAGAGTGGGGTAATAGAGGTATTCATTTATGGAAAACAGAATTAAATGAAATAGCTTTAGTTTCTGGACAAGCTGAATATTCTGTTGATGCTGATGTAAATGATGTACTTGAAGCTTATGTGTCATCAACTGCAGCAGCATCAAATAATGCTAATACTCAAGATGTATCACTAACAAAAATTGATAGATCAGCTTATGCTGCATTACCAAATAAATTAGCTACAGGACAACCATCACAATATTATGTGGATAGACAAACCACACCAAAAATATATTTATATCAAGCACCTGATTTGAATACTTACAATACTTTAAAATTTTATGTAATTAAAAGAATTGAAGATGCAGGTGCATATACAAATGATGCAGATGTTGCATACAGATTTTTACCGTGTATGTGCGCAGGACTAGCTTATTACATAGCTATGAAAAAAAGCACCTCAATTAGTACAACAAAAATAAAATTAAATTTAATGAGGAATGAAATTGAAAAAGAGCGTTAAGATTGAAAGATGGTCAAAAGAACATCAACATATATCACTCCAACAAATCATTTTAACCTAATGGGAGTTTAATTATGACCAAAAATGGGCTACAGGTAAAAGATCACAAGCTATTTCCGATAGATCAGGAATGGCATTTCCATATAATGAAATGGTTAAAGAATGGAATGGCTCTTTAGTTCATTATTCTGAGTTTGAACCTAAACATCCACAAATTAGACGTAGAAGAACTGTAGCCGATGCTATTGCATTACAAAATACAAGACCACAAAGATTTCAACAACCTACTAAATAGAGATGGGGTTCAAGCAGATTCAGGTGGAGCATCAGTTGGTGTTGCTAATTTTAACACTTCCTGGAGATTTTGCTTTTATTAATCAAGGGACTTCAGAAATGAAACCCTGCAGATCCATCATTACAAAATTAGAAGAAGACAATTATCAATACAAATTAAACCAGTAACTGTGGAGATTACATAATGGCAATCACACATTCAGCTTTTTTAACACAAGTAAGAGATTACACAGAAGTTAGTAATACAGTTTTAACTGATCAAATTATACAAGATTTTATAAGAGCTATTGAACTTGATGTTGCTGGCAAGGTTGACTATGATGACCTTAGAAAATATTCAACATCTACATTTACTTCAGGGAATAGATACGTAAGTTTACCAGCTGATTTAACGATTATGAGATCAGTTCAAGTAATTGACGGATCTACAAGAACATTTCTTGAGAGAAGAGATACAAGTTTTATTTCCGAATATAATAATAATGCTGCTACTGGGCTACCTAAATATTGGGCGAACTGGGATGAGAATAATATATTAGTAGCACCTATACCAAATTCTGCATACACTGTACAAATAAATTATATTACAGATCCACCAGAATTTACATCAACTAACAATACGTTTCTTTCAACATACCAAGAATCAATGTTATTACATGGTGTATTAACTGAAGCTTTTTTCTTATTTAAAAGGCCCCATGGATATGTACAATTTGTATAAAACAAAGTATGATGAAGAAGTACAAAATTTTGCTCTTCAACAAATGGGGAGAAGAAGACGTGCAGAATATGATGATGGGGTACCAAGAATTAAGATACCTTCACCATCACCAAATACGTAATTTTATAAGGAGAATAATTATGGCAATAACAACAAACGCAATTTGTAATTCATTTAAAAAACAACTATTAGCTGGTGAACATGATTTTGATTCAGCTGGAGGTGATACATTTAAATTAGCAATGTTTACTTCTGCTGCAACATTAGGTGCATCAACTACTAACTATGCTTCAACAAACGAAGTATCTTCATCAGGTTATACTGCAGGTGGTAAAGCACTTGTTAACCAAGGTGTTAAAGTATCTTCAGGTGTTGCGATTACTGATTTTGCAAATTTATCTTTTACTTGGAGTAACTCTTACTGCAAGAGGTGCTTTAATTTATAACACAACTACAAATGGTGGCACAGGTACAACTGATGCAGTAGCTGTTTTAGATTTTGGCGGAGATAAAACTGCAACTTCTGGAACATTTACAATTCAATTCCCTGCATTCACAACTTCTGCTGCTATTTTAAGAATAAGCTAAAGAGGTTTTGAATGGCTACAACTTCTCCTTGGGGTGCTAATGCATGGAGCAATGGCTCCTGGGGAGAAGGTGGGCTTAATGAAACCGTAACCTTTGAAGGTTGGGGTGTTGATTCTTGGGGAAGTGATCCTTGGGGAGAAACCGTTCGTACAACAGATGCTATAGCTACTAATATAGGCTCTGTATCAATTAGTATTGATGTACCACAAACAGTAACAGGACAACAATTACAAACAGCTATCGGTGAAGAAACAACAACTGCAGGTGCAGATGTTGATGTTACTGGAATTGAATTATCATCTAGTATTGAAAGTGTAACATTCCAAATAACAGGAAGTGTTGAACTCACAGGACAACAGTTAACAGGAACCGTTGTTACTCCAGATATTGCAGCGGGTGGTAATATTACTGTTAATGCAAGTGAAGATCAATTAGATGCATTTGCTGGTCAAGTAACAGAAACTATTGAAGTAGGACCTATTGTAGATGGTATTGCTGCAACATTAAGTATTAATGGAGTTACTACAACTGCAGATGCTAATATATCTTTAACCGGTATCAGTTTAACTTCAGCAATTGGTGATGAAACAGTAGACTTAAATACTCCTGTAGATGTCACTGGTATAGCTATAACAATGGCTATGGGTGAAGAAGATGCAGTTACCGATGTGAATGTAACAGTAACAGGCCAATCAATGACTATGGCTATTGATTCAGTAGATGCAGTATCTATTGCAGAGGTTACAGGACAATCATTATCTGCTAATATAGGAAGTGTTACAATTACTGCTAATGCAGATGTAAGTTTAACAGGTATTTCAATGACTTCTAGCATTGGAACACCAGAGATTACGGCTTGGCAAGAAATTGATCCAGGCGTATCTAATGTATGGACTGAGGTTGATTTAGCAGCTTAATAATAGTAAAATATTAATCTAATAGGAGAATTTTTAAATGGCATCAAGTTATTCAACAGACCTTAAACTGGAGCTAATGGTAACAGGGGAAAACTCTGGTACATGGGGCGATAAAACAAATACAAACTTAAACTTAGTACAACAAGCGATCGCAGGTTATGAAGCTGTGTCTATTGCAGGCGGTGCACAAACAACTGCTTTAGCAATGACTGATGCAACTTTATCAAATGCAAGAAATGCTGTTCTAGAATTTACAGGAACAATTACAGGGAATCAAATTGTAACTATTCCAGATGGAATTGAAAAAACATATTACATTTATAATAACACAACTGGTGCATTCACTGTTCAATTTAAAACGGTAACAGGAACAGGACCAACATTTACTGCAACGGATAAAGGATACAAAATTGTTTATTCAGATGGAACAGATGTAATTGAAGTTCCAACAACTCCTGCAGATGGTTCTATTACAAGTGCTAAACTTGCAACCGATGCAGTTATCACTGCAAAAATTTCTGCAGCTCAAGTAACAAATGCTAAACTTGCAAATAAATCTATTACATTAAATGGTGTTACAGCAACTCTTGGTTCTTCAGTAACTATTGCTGCAGGAACAGATTGGCAAGCAGTTAAAACCACTACATTTACAGCTGTTGCCGGTGAAGGTTATTTTGTAAATACAAATGGTGGTGCATTTACAATGACATTTCCTGCTACACCAACTTTAGGTGATGAAGTTTCATTTGTAGATTACGCAGAACATTTGACACAACAATTTAACAATTGGAAGAAATTCAGAAAATATTCAAGCTCTGCAGCTGACT